TTATGCGAATAAATACGATGTATTCCAATTCAACACAAATAAAAATGAACCTGAAGTTTTTATAGCTTCGGGTTCTACTGATTGTAATATTCACTTACAAGATAATAACCAGTATTGGTTAGGTATTTACGAACAGATTTCAGATACTAACTTAAATACTATGTTGGCTCACGATAAGTTATTGTCGTCTTTAGCATTCATTTTTGTTAGTGAAGATGATACTTATTATACAGGGAATACTACCAACGGAAATATAATATATTATGGAAAATAACAACAATAATAAAAGTTTTCAAACATTTTACCAACAATATCCAATCCAAAGATTAGATATTCGTGAAAACACGGAAAGCACTTCTAGAAGGGAAGATTGGGTAAATTGGGGACAAGGCGGTATGAACGATTATCCGCAGTTCGTTTTGGAACTAAAGGAAATGTCCCCTACCTTATCTGTCTGTGTTGATGCTAAATCCAATATGTCTATTGGTGAAGGTGTTGAACTTGAAGGTATGGGAAATGTAATGGTAAATCGTTATGAAAGTTTGACTGAACTTTATTATAAAATTGTGATGGACGCATGGTTATTCGGCGGGTGGGCGATTGAATGTATCCCCAACAGAGAAAGGACTGCTATTGAAAGTATCTATCATTTACCATTCCAATATGTAAGAGCTGAAAAGAAAGAAGAAGACGAACACATCAGAGATGTTGATTGGTATTATTATTGTGAAAATTGGGACAGCACAAAAAGGGATAAAAATATTACCAAGTTCCATACATTAGATTTGGAAAACAGGGAAGCCAGACAAATCTATTATTGGACGAATTATCAACCATCTAATAACAAGATTTATCCTGTATTACCTTGGCAGTCAGCAACCGATGCCGTGGCTTTGGAAGCTGAAATATGGGAGTTCCATAAGAAAAATCTAGCATCATCGCTATTACCCAATTTACATATTTCACTTATAGGAAGTCCAACACCTACGGAAAAAGAAGAAATCTATTCACAACTTATTCAATCTTATCAAGGTAAGGACGGAGCGAAGTTGATGGTGTCTTTTAGTGATAGTCCTGAAGAACGCCCCGTGATTGAAACAATTAGTAATGATGCTAATAGTTCAATCTATTTAGATGTTTTAACTTTGGTTCAGCAAAACATACTTACGGCTAATCAGATTAGCAGCCCGCTACTTTTGGGGGTTCAGGTAGGTTTGTCTAATGGTTTTAGTTCAAATGCCGAAGAAATTAAAGTGGCTCAAAATCATATGATACAATTTGTTATTGAACCATTTATTAGAAAAATGAATATAGGTTTGGAAAATGTATTGGCATTAAAATACAACCAACCTGTAAATATCATAAATAAGTTTAATCAATTCAATATATTATAATGGTTTATTTTATCACAGAAGACGATGTAAGAAATAATTTACCTGTTGAATATTCCCTTTTAAGTGGGAACATTCTACCAGCTATTCAACAATCACAATTTATAAATTGCCGTGATTTAACAGGTGATTTGTTATACGATGCTTTGGTTGATAAAATTACTGATGGTTCTATTACAGGTGCTACTAATTCAAACTACAAGTATCTATTGGATACTTATTTGACGCAGGTGAGCTTATATTGGACTGGGGTATATCTACTTACCAACAACCTAGCAAAACTTCAAAATAGGGGTATTCAAAGTGAAAGTAGTGAGTTTTCAAGTTCAGCTGATTTGGGTGTATATCGTGAATTGAAAAGGGAGTTTAGGGAACTAGCCGATTACTACACAAGTCGTGCCAAAGATTACCTTTATTTTCAGCAAAATCTTTTCCCCGAGTTTTCATATTACAACGGGGACGGAAAGCAAAGTGCGTCATCTACCGAAAAGTATTCTAATGGTGGATTGGTATTAGGACAGAAACCAATTTGGAGCTGGAACAACCATTCCTATCGTGGTGGGAAATGTTGTTAAATATGTTTCCATAATTCACGGATTACTATTTTTCTAATAGTAATATTACTTACTTTATATTCTTTAGATAAAGAAAGATAAGTATATTTACCAGTTGAATATTTTTTGCGTATTTCTAATACTTGTTTTTCATTTAATTTACTATTTCCGTTTTTTTCACCTTTAGTTATTTCGCTCATAGTTTCTGAAAAATTATCAGGCATTTTTTTATTTCTACCAGATATAGACATTTTTTTTCTTGTTTTATCACTAAATATTTTACCTTTACTACTTTCACTAATTTTTTTAGCAATTTCTGGATTATTTGTATGTGCTAATTTTATAGCGTCAGACATCATTTTTTTATTATCTTCATCATTCCAAAAATCTTTTAATGATTGTGATTTTTTAACATTTGTTTCTTTAGATTGTTTTTTTCCAATCATTCTTTTACTTCTTTCTTCTAAAACTTTTTTTGGTGGTATATGTCCTTTAGTTCCATCACCCCCATCAGTCATATTTACAAGATTACCTAAACCTAAATCTTTTCTACCAAATTGTTTGATATATTTAGTTTCAAGTTCGCAGGCTTCTTTCCAAGATAAATCCTTATGGACTATTTCAATATCATAACCAACTTTATTGACTATGTTATGCCAATATGCGTTTCTATCTTTAGAACTTTTTGCTCTGTATTTACTGCCTATACCGACATAAAATACTTCATTAGTATTTTTTCTTCGGTGAAAGTATAATAGTGTGTTATTCATAATGATACAAATATACTGGTTATTTTTTAATATACCAATTTTTCTATGTTAAATATGTTTCCACTTTTTATTACTGGTTATTCTGTAAATAGTCATTTGTGAAACACCATATTCTTCTGCCAACATTTTATAGGTATATTTTCTTGGAACAAACTTTTCCCTTATTTCTAACACTTCTTTTTCAGTAAGTTTAGCTGCTGCGTTCATTTCCCCCTTTGTATCCCTTAAACCTGTTTCTATTGCGTGTGTGATGTTTTCTAATGATGTAGCCCATAGAAGATTACCAACAAAATTATTTTCTTTATTTCCGTCATCGTGATTGACTTCTGGTTTATTTTCAGGATTGGGAATATATGTTTCAGCAACTAATCTATGAACCTTAAAGGTTTTCTTTTCTTTACCAATATACATACTAACCATTTTATACCCATCTTTATCATAACGGGCACTTAATTTTTTTCCATTCGTAAATACATTTCCCATTTTATCTACGAAGTATCTAGTGTCTTTGTATTGTTTCATCTTATATTTATATTATAAATATTACTATGATTTATTTTCCAGAATACCGAAGGGGCGAAAGCATGGTTGGATATATCCAAAGGTGTAGTTCAAATCCTAATCTAATGAATGCTGTAGGACAGATTGGAGTTCGTCAAGAACTTTGCCGTGATGTTGTAAGGGAGCAACGCAGGGTGTTAAACCAGCCTTTCGCAAAGAACGATAAAAAGAAATAACCCGTTTGGGTGAATAAAAGTTTCTTTGTTTCCAAACTTCATCAATACAATATTTAACTACGAACCTTTCACCAGCACCAATAGAATATACTTCGGTGATGAAGTAATTATCACCCCATACAAACATTTTGCTTCGTTTCAGTTCTTCTTTCATATTTCAAATATAGAAAACATTTTAGAAAAAACAAATCTTTAGGAACACTTTTATTTGACTTTTTGTAATAATATACTATTTATTATATGTGGGACGGAAGGAACACATAAAACAACAATAACAGATATAACAAAATGGCACAAATTAAATTACTAGGAAGAAAGGTAATCCGTCAAATCAAGAAACGATTGAAGGCGGGCGAAAAATCAACAACCATAGCGGCTGACTATGGTGTATCCAGCGGACATATTCGTAAAATACGAATTGGTATGCTAGATGAAAACAACCCAAACGGAAGATGGGGCTACATTAAACTTGATGATGATGACGATGAATAACTTTATTGTTTTTCAAAATTATCGTGGATTTAAGCATTATGAAAATATCTTAATGTCCTTAATCGTTGGATTACACAATTCAAAAAAGACAATTTGTTTTAGTAATGGATACGCTGCGTTCAGATGTGGCGTATCCGTTTCAACGATTACAAGAACTATCAGTAAGTTCGTTGAAGAAGGTTATATTTCTTGTTATTTCAAACCAGAAGGAAGGATTATACATTTCCTAAAACTTCCTATTTTAGTTGATTATCAGGAAAGTTGTGATATAAGTGATGATACTACACCCCCTAATCACCACGACTATACCCCTAATCACCCTGACTATACCCCATCATCACAGGAACTACACCCCCTAATCACCACGACTACCAATAATATAGATTATAATATAGAAGATAATATAGAGCATAATATAGAGCATAATATAGAGCAAATTGAAAATAAGTTGGTAGATTATAAAAAGAAGTATGAAGAATTAGTAAATAATTTTATACTTGAAGGCTTTTCCAACGAAGAAGCAAAACAATACGCTAAAGATGCTTTGGTATTTATTTAACTTTAATATATTTATTAGTAGGGGAATTAGGTTTTTCACATCTGTTATTTTATTAGTATGTTGCTCTTATTTTTTTATTTTTTCCTAATTCCCCTTTTTTTTTAATATGGAAGATACTAGACGAAGAAGAATAAATGAAGATGGGGAATGGGAATACGAATGTAGTTCTTGTGAAAGATGGCTGATGAAATCAAAGTTCAAGGGTTGCGTTGAAAAGATAGATGCTTATGGTAATTGTCTGATGTGTAGAAGTTGTATATCCAAAAGAGCTAATCTGAAAAAGATGGACGGGGTAAAAGAAGAAGTGAATGAACTATTTATTCGTATGGGATATAATCCGTATAGTGATATTCCAATTTATAAACAATTTGAAAACAGGATAAAAGAAAAGTATGGGTAATTCAAAGCGTATTAAAAATCTTTCGTTAGAAGATATTGAAACACAAGATATATTCGGATTGAACGAAGAACAAAGAAAAGAAATTATCAAGGCTTCAGTTCAAGTTTATATCCAACAAGTAGAATTAGGAACTTTACTAATTGATGCCGATTTCCTAACTTTTCTACAACAGAATATCATTCATACTGAAAATGAAATTGAACGATTGACTGATGAAGAAGAATACGAAGTTTGCTTCTTCTTACAAGAAATAATAAACGAAGTTAAAAAAGAATATAATGGGTTGCTCGTGTAAAACTACACCTTTACAAAGGACAGAACGAAAGATACAATACTGGGGTTGGCAGGGATTGGCACCATCAGATTTGAAAGTAATAGATAATTTTATTATGGAATATCTACAAGTCGTTCCAAGTAGTAATGAAGAAAGACAAACCCTATATTCACAAGCCAAGAATATACAACTGAAAAAATAATGCTCTAACTATTCTGTTGTTTAATGGGGGACTTTATTGTCCCCCTTTTATTTAAGATGACTAATGAAGTTAAATTAGAATGTAATGCGTGTAAGGAATGGAAGGGATTAGATGATTTCTACCATAATGAAAAACAATATGCTAAATCAAGACATTATCGTTCTGGCTTCTGTAAGGTATGTGCTCGGGAAAGAAATGTTAAATACAACGAAAAAAGAAAAGAAGATAAGATTGATGTTGAAAAAGAAGCCAAGACAATTTTAAGTAAAATCGGATACGACACCAAATCAGAAATACCAATTCATATACAATTTGAAAAAAAATGGGGGCTATAAACCCCCATTCTTTATTTCTTACTAAAGTATTCAAGGGTAGTAAATCCTAACCCTGAACCACAGAAGATTAGCATACCATTCCAAACATATTCTTTCATAGGAATATCAAAGAATACATTTGATATGAACGCAATAGAAATTAAGACGAATGATGATAAGGTAATAAACCTTTTAGAGCTTACTTCATCATTTACGCCAGATAGAAGTTTTTTAATAAATTGTTTCATAACATTTGGTTTATCAATAAGTATTTATTGGAATACCAGAACGATATGGTTGAAAGAATTAAAGCTTTAAGACATCTTTGGCTCTATAGTGATAGTCAGCCCACAGAAATTACTTTGGCGTTGGTAAATCTATTCCTAGCACCTGTGGCAACCTATATGGAATTGGGTTCGCTATGGTTCTATCATTTATGTTTAATAACTTCAGGAATATATCAGTTATATTGTGTATCCAAAGGTGATTTGAATTGTCGTGTAAGAGCTTCATTACTAACCTTTGGATTATTTATATCTACAACCTGTATGTATTTGGATACAATCGGTTTTCCGACACCAAGTCATTACGGGTGGTTGATATTATCGTTTAGTGCTTTCGGCTCGTTAAGAAGATTAAAAAGGGAACAAATAAATAGATATGGATAGTTTAGAACAGATATTTATTACTATTGGAGCCGTAGCAGGTAGTGCTGGTTTATGGAAGTTTTTTGAAACCAGAATGAAACTGAAAGCTGAAAGAAATAAAGCCGATATGGAAAATGACGACAGCCTACAATACAGGGAGGACTTAAAAGAAAGGGTTGAAAAAATGTCCTTACAACTAGAAGAAGCCAATAAGAAGATATTGGAACTTACACAGAAAGTCGCAACGCTTGAAACTGAAAACAAGTATCTACAGCGCGAAATTGATATTCTTAAAAGAAAATAATTTTTTTTACATTTTATTTGGTGGTTTAAGTTTTTTGTTGTTTCTTTGTATAACAATAAAAGAAAAACAACTATGACTATTCAACAGAAAAAAACAAACGACAGATTTTTTACAAAGATTATGAGTGTAGGTAGTTTCTATATTTACCCTGACTTGATGGAAACATTTGAAATCCGTGATGGTAAAATGATTGGTTCAAAGAGAGGTGTAAAAGAAATCAAGAAGATTACATCTAAATCATTTCACAACAAATTAAGCGTAAAATAATTTTGTAGATTAAAAAAGAATTAGTATATTTGTAGAACAATAATGATAAAACAACAGAATAAAATGGAAAACGAAACACAAACCCCACAAGAAGTAATCACTTCAAAAAAGATGAGAATGATTTATAGCTATGTATTTTCTAATACACTAAATCAAAAACAACTTGACGATTTGTTGAAAACCTCTTTGGTAAAGTTGGCAGCGAAGTTAGAAAAGATGGAAATGAAATACATTATGGATACTTTGCGTGGTAAAATCAAAACTGAAAAAATTAAATAAAATGATTGATATGATAAATGAAAGAATGGAAGCTGAAAGAATTATTAAAGAAATGAAACTACACTTCCTAAACGACGCTGACGATTTTGATTTTGATGATGAAACAACTACAATCTTCACTACTGAAACATACCACACCAAAACAGGTATGGTTAAACAAAAAGATATTACCCTATGTTTATTTAATGATGATTTAGTAGAAATGTGTTCTTACATCTTATACAACTTGGCACCTGAATTATTGAATGATAATTTAAGAAACGCTACGAAATAACTTGACTTTAGGAACACTTTTAGTTATATTATTAGTATAAAAAAAACAACAGATATGGCACAAGCAACAGAAAAAGACAAACAGATTATCAGACAATCACAGCTCAAGTTGAGCTTGGATTATTACCAAATGTGCGGATATTGTCCGAACATTACCGACTTAATTAAAACAACAGCGATGTTGGAAGATTTTGTAATCAACGGATATTCAAAAGATATGGCTTCCAAGTTTGAAAGATTGGACGAATATATCGCTAAAGAATATCGTGGATAATATTGATTATAGTTGAATAATAACTACATTATTCTTGTATAACGAAAAGAAGTTATAAGAAAAATGTTGTTTTGGTAAAACCCCCTGTTTCTAACAAGGGGTTTTTTTTATTTATAGGAACGGATATATTTATAGATATGGAAGAAGGTAAAAGAAGAAGGGGACGCCCAAAATATACTACTATGGAAGCATTAGTCCATCGTGGTAAGGTGCCT